AATGCGTTCGCTCAGGAAGTGCTCGCAGACGTGCGCGACGGCGTGCTGCGTAATGTGAGCTTCGGCTACGCGATCAACGACATGGAGCAACGCGGCAGCGGTGATTTCGTCGCTACCAGCTGGGCTCCCTACGAAGTGAGCGTGGTTAGCATACCTGCAGACCCCACTGTGGGTGTGGGTCGGTCTCTTGAGACTGATCCTGCGGCCCCAGCCGCATCACCAACCCCCGAAACAGAACCTGAGGTTCCGATGGAAAACACCCCCGACATCTCGGCGGTGCGGGCTGAAGCGGCTGCTGAGGCTGCCAAAGCTGAGCGCGCCCGCATCTCCGGCATCACTGCTCTGACTGAGAAGCACGGCATGGCTGATCTCGGCCGCCAGCTGATCGAGGGTGGCCGCAGCCTCGATGAGGCTCGCGCTGCTGTGCTCGAGAAGATCGGCGCCAAGCCCGTCGAGACCGTGGCACCCGTTGAGATGGCTGCACAGGAGCGTGCCTCCTACAGCCTGACCGCTGGCATCCGCGCGATGCTCACCGGCGACTGGTCGAGCCGCGAGGCTGGTCTGGTGCGCGAGCTCTCCCGTGAAGTGGAGAAGTCCGGCATCGCCAAGACCACCGAGCGCTCCTTCTTCGTTCCCTTCGCTGCTCTCAATCAGCGCGCCACCTACGTGACCTCCGGTGCCACCACCGGCGGCAACTTGGTGGCCACCGATCTGCTGGCCGATGACTTCATCGAGTTCCTGCGGAACAACGCCCTGATGCTGCAGCTGGGCGTGCGCACCATGCCCGGCTTGGTCGGCAACGTGGCGATTCCCCGCCGCTCTGGTGTTGCCTCTACCTACTACCTGAGCACCCAGACCACCGCGATCACCCAGTCGGAATCGACTTTTGATCAGGTGACCATGGCGCCCAAGAACCTGGCCGCGCTGTCCAAGTACAGCCGCCAGACCCTGCTGCAGGGCACCCCTGGCATCGAGGAGCTGGTGCGCCGTGATTTAACCGATGGCATCAACCTCGCCATCGATCTCGGCATCCTCAACGGCTCCGGTTCTTCCGGCCAGCCCACCGGCATCATGCAGACCTCCGGCATCGGCTCGGTGGCCATGGGCACCAACGGTGGCGCGATCACCGTTGAGAAGGTGGTGGATCTTGAGTCTGCCGTGATGCAGGCCAACGGTGTGGTCAACGCCTCCAACGTGGCCTACCTCACCAACTACAAGGTCTCTGCTGCCCTGAAGAAGCTGCGCGCTGGTGGTTCCACCACCGGTGACGGCCCCTTCCTGGTGAACGACCAGCTGAACGCCATCGGCCGCGGTCCTACCCCCGCGAACCTGAACGGCTACCCCCTCGCCCTGACCAACCAGGTGCCCAGCAACCTGACCAAGGGCTCCAGCAGCGGCGTCTGCTCCGCTCTGGTGATGGGTGACTTCTCTCAGGCCATGGTGGGCTTCTGGGGCAACGGCCTCGAGATCACCGTCGGCGAGGAGAGCGATGACTTCGCGAAGGCTCTGACCAGCGTTCGCGGCATCGTCACCTACGACGTGGCCGTGCGCGATCCCAAGAGCTTCGCCGCGATCCTCGACATCACCACCTGATAGGAGACGGGGCCGGGCAACCGGCCCCCTTTTTTGTTTCGATGAAGGTTCTCATCACGATCGACTGCGCCGCTCGGGGTCAGTTCCTCGAGGCCGGCAAGGTCTACGAGCTGGATGCCGAGGTGGCTGCCGAGCTGCTGCGCGTTGGTCGCGCGGTCACGGCACCTGCCGATGAGCCGAAGGCCAAGCCCGCACGCAAGGTCAAGGTCGATGGCGCTGAGTGAAGATCTCGGGGTCTTCTTGGATGACTTCGGCGTGAGCTGCACCGCTGGCGCCGTGACTGCGCTCGGCATCCTCGACATGCCGAGCCAGATCATCTCCGGCGACATGGTGCTGAGCACCGACTACACGCTGACTGCACGCGCTGCCGACTTTGGCGGCCTGAAGTACGGCGACAGCATTACGGTTGCGGCGGTGGCCTACACCGTGCGCGAGACGCGCCTGATCGACGATGGCGCCTTCGTTGAGATCGGACTGCAGAAGGTATGACGACCCGCCGCGAGACGATCCTGGCTGCCGTACGCACGGCACTCACCGGCACCACGGGCGTGAGCACGCGGATTTACCGCAGCCGCGTGGAGCCGATCTCGCGGGCCGAGAGCCCGGCGATCGTTGTTGAGCCGCTGAGCGACAACGCGGCGCAGAACACCGCGCTGCCGACGCTCGACTGGAGCATGACGGTGCGCGTGACGGTGATCGTGCGTGGAGCAGTGCCGGACCAGATCGCGGATCCGATCATCGAGAGCCTGCACAGCAAGCTGATGGCTGATCTGACGCTCGGCGGTTATGCGATCGACATTCAACCGATCAGCGTCACGTTCAACTTCGCCGAAGCTGATGGCGCTGCTGGTGAAATCCAGTGTGATTATCGTGTCTTGTACCGCACGGCGGTCGCAAACCTCGCGAGTGCATGATGGCTACGATGGTGGATGAATACTGGGGTCAGGGCGGGACTTACCTAGCCGATCCCAAAACCGGCAAGCGGACGCTCATCGAGCGGACGGAGCCGGCCCAACCCTCCCAACCTGACGAGGTAGAGAGCAATGCCGCTCCTGAGCCGCAAACGCCTGATCCTGGCGAAGACTGAATCCACCTACGGGACCGATTCGACACCGGCCGGCACTGATGCCGTGCTGGTGCGTTCGCTTGAGGTGACGCCTCTCGAGTCGGATGTGGTCAGCCGCGACCTGATCCGCCCCTATCTCGGCAACAGCGACCAGCTGCTGGCCAACTCGCGCGTGCTCTGCAGCTTTGAGGTTGAGCTGGCCGGCTCCGGCACTGCCGGCACTGCCCCCCGCTACGACGCACTGCTGAAGGCCTGCGGGATGTCGGCCACCATCGTGGCCAGCACCAGCGTCACCTACGCGCCCGTGAGCGCCAGCTTCAGTTCCTGCACGATCGTCTACAACGTGGACGGCGTGCAGCACAAGCTGACCGGCGCCCGCGGCACCGTGACGATGAACTGCGAGCTCGGGCAGATCCCGACCCTGCAGTTTGAGATGACCGGCATCTACAACGCGCCGACCGATACGGCGCAGCCTTCGGTCACCTACAGCAACCAGGCGACCCCGCTGATCTTCAAGGAGGGCAACACGTCCGCCTTCCAGTTCTTCTCCTACGCCGGCTGCCTCAACTCGGTGAGCTTCAACCTCGCCAATGAGATCATCTACCGCGAGTTGATCGGCTGTACCAAAGAGGTGATCATCACCAACCGCGCGCCGGCTGGTGATGTGTCGATCGAGGCGCCCACCATCGCCACGAAGGACTTCTTCACGCTGGCGCTTGGCAGCACCACCGGCAACCTGACCTTCCTGCACGGCACAACTGCCGGCAACCGGGTAACCTTCACAGCGCCACAGGTTGACATCACCCAGCCGTCCTACACCGACCAGGACGGCATCCAGATGCTGCAGCTGCCCTACGTGGCACTGCCCACCACCGCCGGCAACAACGAGTTCAGCCTCGCCTTCACCTGATCCAAGGAGCTACTGCATGGCTTTTGTTCTCGCTCAGACTGAGAGCTACAGCTGGCCGGTCACCGTCGAGTTCCCCATCGATGGTGGCCGGTTCGAGAAACAATCCTTCGATGCAGTGTTCAAACGCCTGCCTCAGACCCGGATCCGCGAGATCTGGGATCTGATTCAGGCCGGCGAGCTCAACGACGATGAGCTCTGCGCCGAGGTGCTGACCGGTTGGAAGGGCATCCAGGATGCCAAGGGCGAGGAGGTGCGCTTCAGCGAGAAGGCCAAGGCCGATTTGCTTAACGTGCCTCTGGTCGCCGCAGCCGTGGTCACGGCATGGCTTGAGAGCCTTGCGAAGGGCAAACGAAAAAACTGATCGAGGCCGCCGAGCACTGGGCCGGCGGCGGCGGTGATTCAGGCAAGCAGCTCGATGACGATGCCGCAGCGTTTCTATCCTCTCTT